TTTATTGGCATCTTCTTTAGGAAGAATATTGAATTTGGCAGGTCTAATCCATGCATTGTTTACTGTAACAACATTAGTAGGATACTCTCCTTGATATTGTGGTGAAAGTCTACCCCATTGATCATATTGATTATATGAACCAGCTTGATTTCCTCCTCTTAACTTCTTAATGAATTCTTTTCTATCATGTAAATGTTCATACTTTTCAATTACCAATGAATAATCAGTTTCACGACTAAATATCAAATAAGTAGTATCTTCTTGCTTTTTAGCATAATTAGAAACTTTTACATAAAGTCCACCATAAGTTTCAAGACATATACGCGATTTTGGTTCTTTAGTCACTCCAACTAGACGAGTCACAATAAATGTATCTCGTTTAATTTCAGGATTCATTAAATTTGAACAGGCCGAACATACTTCCATATCGTTATCGGGCATGAATTCATCTTCATTTTCAGGTTCAACATTATTATTATTCTGAGGTAATTGAGATTGCATAGTAGTTTGCATTGGAGCAGATTGTTGCATTTGCATTAGATTTTGTGTTTGTATTTGATTTTGAATAGGTTGTTCAGTTGATTGATTTGATTCAGGAATTATATTTTTTTCTTCTGAATACCCACAAATAGGACATGTAGATGTTTCTACTTCTTGTTCAGTTTCATCGTATTTCTTTTCGTCATATGTTCCATACTTTTTGTCTGACTTGGGATAAGAATAACATGCTACCATTCCTTCTGTGCACAAAATAAAAAGAGAATGTAACCAAAGAAGAGAAACATTATTATGTCGATAAATTAACTGAGATATTTTATCACCAGCTTTAGCAGTTGCTAAATCAAGAGTATCATCTGCATTGTCTGGAAAACATTTAATTGGTGGGACAATAATTGATAATGCAGCAATGATTGATTCAAGATATGCCTTGAATACATTAATTGGTTTATCATAATAAGATTGATTAGAATCTTCATCATTAGTTTGTTCAAAAATTCTCCAATCATGAGCTACTTCAGAATACCATATTCTTTGAAATCCCTCCCAAAGTAATTTTAGTCTGCGCCATTGTCTTATCTGTCTTTCTCTAACAGCCGAATCTTCTTTGACACAATCATCAAAGATTGATTTAAGAAGGCGTTGAATTTCTTCAGATGGATGATTTTTCATTTTATTATACTAAACTCTGATAAATTATGAAAATTTCTTAATTGATTTTCAAATTCAGTATCATAGGTTGATTGTAACATTCCTCTACGTTTTAATATATCTAAAATAGTTTGTGCATTATTTTTAGTATCTATTGAACGATTAAGTCTAGTATCATTTAATCTATTTTCAGCAGCATTTTGTAATTGTTCATTTATATTAATTACTTTTCTTTTCGGACCACCAGGATAATTACGCATACCACTTGTATTAGCATTAATTTCAAATGGATTTCGACCATATCCACTTAAAATACTTGAATTCTGATAAAGTTTACCTAAATCTTTATTCCCCAATACTTGAGCAGCATGAGTTCCTTCATGAAAAACCATATTTCTTGCAGCATCTAAGTTTAGATCCGATTTTTCTATTCCACTTTTTGTAAATTTAGTTATCAATGGAGTTGCAATTTTTTCATTAGTCATAGGAATTTCTACTGCTGCTGATGCAGTCGGAAAAAATAATTTTCCTTCTTGAGGAGACATATGAGCAGCAATTCTAGGATATTTATCTGCAAATTCCCCTAATGCAGTTTGTAATTTTGGTGATGGTAATTTTGAAGCTAATTGCCTAAATGTAGATGTGCCAGCTTCACGTAATGCTTTATTAGGAAACATACTTACTGCACCTAATGGAACTCCTGGTAAATTAGTTTTAGATTGCAATTCAGCTAAGTATGGATCAGATGTTTCATTTGATTGGAATAATTTATTAGCTAAATATCCACCAGTTGATTCATCTTCGGCAGGTTCAATTCCTAAATATCCTTTAGGTATATTTGCCAGTGCATCAATTCCTTGACTAGCATATTGTTTCCATATTGGATTCTTACTTTGAGTTTCCCTAGCAATTTTATCTTGTTTATTCTGTTCTTCAATAGATAATGGTTTAGTTTTAGGAGGTAAATTAATTCCCCATTTATTTAATAGTTTAGATGATGGACTGACATTAGGCATTATAACTAATCAAATAAATTACTTCTTTTTACCATGCATAAATTTAGACATAAAACTTTTAGTTGGGCCGGTATCGATTCGTCCTTTGGACTCATTCTTCTTTTCACTCATCATTATTGCAATAGCTTGTTTACGATTAGTTACTTTCTTTCCAGTTTTAGAACCAGAATGAAGTTTGCCACGTTTGAATTTATTCATTACTTCGCTTGATGGCATGTTCTTTATCCTCACGAGCTTGAATAACAATATCTAATTCTTTTTCTAACTCTTCAGTTGAAATTGTATTTTGTTTCATTAATTTAGCTTTAGCTCTATCTTCAGCTTCTAATAATTGTCTTCGCGCGTTCCAAGGTAAATTATGTTTGGGTAATTGTCTAGGTTCTTCCATTACCTGTTTAGCTGAATTATCCACAATAGGATTTAGTATTCTATTTAATAATTCTTTATTTTCAATTCTCAGTCTTTCCATTTCTAATTTTAGAGTTTCACATGATTGACAAGTATTAAGTTCAGCTTTTCTTTCTAAGTAATTAGTTCTAATTTCTACTAATTCTTTAAGCCAATTAAACATTATTTTACCGGTTTTAATACAATTGTTCCAGTCGAAATTGGAAATCCATCGATTTGTGGAAATGATGTTGCATAGTTTGGAAATTCTCTCGCAATTAACATATTTAATATAGATTCAATTACAAGTAATTTAGTCATGATTGGATCTGGTTCTGGAATTGGATTAGGAATTGGATTAGGAATTGGAATTGGAATTGGATCTGATACAGCAGTCCAAATCCATTCAGGAGGAGGTAATGCTAATGGAATCCATGTAGCACCAGTTCCAGTTAAAACATCAACTATCTCGCGCGTTGAATGCCACATTAGTATATCACAAGGAATTTTATTTCCTTGGTCAGTTTTAGTCATCAGTCCCCATTCACCATTATCTAAATGATTCAATGCAGGAATAACTACATTTTTCAGAAAATCTAGTCTGAATGAATCATTCAATTCTCCTTGTGGAAATGGAACCATTTGTGTTCCATTAGGAGTCATAATTGGATAAATATGTGGTAGTTGAGCTACTAATTCACTTACACTGAGAAATCTACTTGGTATCATAACTATCTTCTCCTAGAATGATGATAACGACTAACCATGCTAACTTCGTTTTGAGATTCAATAGTTCGCATATTTCTGTAAAAAGCAGTCCAATCATTAGTGACATTTAATCGTGTAATTATTTCGGCTTCATATTGAACTTTTTTAAATTCTTGGCCAGCTTCTTCAAAATAATTTTCTGCAGAATCTATAGCATATCGTATATCATCATAAGGATCATCCCCCTGAAATTCAGCTACATCTTCTTGAGGTTTACCATCCTTAGATTTATTATCATAATTACATGCTTTAATTGAATCTATCATTTGAGGACAACAATTAGAATGTCCTTCATGATTATCTTTAGAACATAAGAATATTTGAAGTTTAGGAATGTTTATTTCTTCTTCAGGTGGGTTAAATAATGCAAGATAAGATTTATATTCTTCCATGCCTCGTATTCTTAGAAGACGCATCGCGTGTTCTTCAGAATATATAGGCATTTCATTAATTGGAACAACTGGTTTGGATTTCCATCTTAAATATTCATGAAGTAACATTTTTCCAGCTACACGACTACCAGGAGAATTTTCACTTAAGTCAATTGATCTGTCAAGAGCAGTTTCAATTTGTTGTTGAATAGTATGTTCTTGTCCCCTATCTTGTGCGGCAGATTTACAAAACTTAATAGCCTCTGGCTTTTCACGTTCAATAAATGATTTAACAATAGGTGCCCATTCTTCAATTTTAGTTTTAACCCAATATATTTCCCTGTATAAATATAATCTTTTAGTTGGAGATACTGCATAGAACCCTATATAGGTCATAGCAGCATATCCCCAATCACCAATAACGAACTTAGGCCACCATGTTGGAATCTCGAAAGGCTCAACAACATGTAAAGCATTTTCAGGTTCATCAGGATATCTCTTATCCCGGAACTCATCAAATACTTGACCTAAGTATGCAGACCAATCTCCAAACTTCTTTGCCTTACGTTCAGCTTCGGGCCTACCATCTAATGATTGAGAATATGAAGGATCAATATGCTCTTTATTATCTTCTAGTGTAGCATGAATGTAAATACGTTTATTTCCACCACGTCCTACGATTATTTTATCACCACTTGGATATAAATCTACAAATCTTTTCTTAACAAAAGTATGTCCAATCCCACCAGGCATACCAGCCCCGCGAGTAATACTAGGTAATCCTGAATCTTTAGGTGCTCTATTCCTTTCAAAAGCAATATAAAGATAAATATATTCAGTACAATTCGTAAGTTCATCAGGAGTAAATAAACTAATTTCCATCGAGTCATAATTATGAACGTCTTTTTCTTCTTCACAATGACCTAAGAAAATCATCGCGCCTGCATTACCTCGTATTCCAGCACCATATTGATCCATTCTTGGAAAAGTCCAGACCATATCAGTTCCATTCCAAGTTGCGCCAAATTTAGAGTAAATCTCGCGCGACCGAGGAACCATTTCTTTCTTTAGATTAGGATAAGTTCGTCGAAGAAATACTTGTTTGAATTCAGGATTTTCATGTAGTTTATGAACTATTCCATATATTAATAATACGTCGGATTTACCAGAACCCGCGCCTCCACCGAGAAATCC